TCCATCAAAGCGTTTTTATGCTTTGGGATTTCCTTTGATGTCGATAACATTTCCTTGCTCATCTTTTTGCTCCTTATTTTCTAGCAGGTTAGAGATTTCCTGTAACATGTACTGATATGTACGTGCCTGTCCTAACATATATTGATATTTTTCCATATTGTCAACCCCTCCAGTAATCATGGTGTCACCTAACCTTTGAAGATTATTTTTTATCATCTTTTGCATTTTAGATACTATTGCTAATCCGTCCATTATTTTTCCTCCGCTGGTTTTCTAAAAGAATCTAAAGCATCTAGTTTTTCTTCTGCTTGTGCAATTTTATCTAGTTGTTTATCTACTTCAATTAAATGTTGTGGATGTTCACCAATCCCTACTGAATTAGTAAGGTATATATTAATCGTAGCATGTGCTGCAGATATTTCCGCTTCATACTTGTCTTCTAACGCTTGTATTAATCCATTTCTCATACTTTTTGTCCTTTCCTAATTGTTTCTTTTCCTTTTTTAAAAATACTAGCTACTTCTAATTTACCCATAACCTTAGCTCTTTGTTCACCGACAGTTAATATTTGTATTTTTCTTGCAAAAGGTTTGCTTATATTTTTTACTTTCTTGACCGTAGCTCTAGCATCTGCAGGTGTTGCAAATTTTATACTAACTGTATCTTTAGGATTTTCATCCGTATACAATCTTCTATCTGAACCTTTTGGTTTTTTACCTGTTCCTGTTTTTGGATCCGCCATTAATAACTCCTTTTAATGTCTTAGCTTGACCAGCATGTGATCTAGATGCTTTTTTTAAAGCCTTAATCACTTTTTTGATCTTTTTCTTTTTGCCATTTAACATTTCCATCTCCTTCTAGCTTGACGGATACGTGAGTTCGGATCGTTACGAGTTTTTGCTGATGACCTTTTTAATTGTCCTAGTGATCTAGCGCAGTATGATTTTCTGCGATTAGCAGCTTTTGATCCTGGCTTCACTTTTCCAGTCACGGCTGTTTTTAGTTTTGAGCCAGGATTTTCTCTTCTGTATCGGGCGACCCCAGCTTTTGTCATTCCCGCTCCAGATTTTGTAGGTCTAAAATATTTTTTTGTTCTTGGTGGATTAGTTCCTTTTGCAAAATTATCTCTAGTTACATAATCAGTTCTCATACTAATCCTCCTAAACCAACTTTTTTTCTTTTTGTATATGTTGCAACATTGCTTGGTTTTGGTCCTGTATTTGATGCTTGTTGTTTTCTTTTTACAGCACTAGCTCTTTGACCTTTACTCATCGCTCTAGCTTTTGCTATAGGCACGCATTTTGGATAATTTTTTCTTTTCTCTCCACCGCTTCTACCACATTTAGGGTAAGAGCCGTCTGATCTTTTGTTAGCTATATCAACCCAGTTTTCTTTAACCCAAGCTCTTAAACCTTTTTTAGCCATAACCGTTTAGTCTTCTAGCCATAAAACCACCACCAGCAGCTTTCTTACGACTACCTTTCTTTCCACCTGGTGTAATTTTACCAGAGCATACACCTGATGCATACATGTTTGCATATGCACTAGGATATACTTTAAATTTTCTTTTTGCTGCTGCTTTTCCTTTTGGACAGAGTTTAGCCATTAAACTTTTCCACCTTTTCTTTTCATAGCTCTTCCTCCACCTTTATAAGATATACCACCACCCATAAATTTAGAACGTTCGTCTTTAACCATTCCGCCCTTCATCATTTTAGCCATGGATTTTTCTATAGCCATTCCTCTTTTTTTCTCATAACCACTTAGTTTGCCATCTTTGTTAAGATCTGCTTTTTTAGGATTTTTTAACATTATTTTTTGCCTCCGTTTCTAAATATCTGTGTACCCTTTATACCAAAAATTGACGCAACTACAAGCACCCATAAATTAGTGAACCATTTCGGAAGTTCATGAAAATACTCAAAGAATAGCTTTACTTTCTCCATTGCAGTCGGATCGTCCGACATAACTGCCCACATTAACACCACGATGGGCGCCGAAATAATTATCAAAACGAATTCATCTTTATAGTCGTTTTGACGGGCTTCTAAAAGTTTACCTTGGTAAGATTCTTCTCCTCGAGCCATCTTCTCTGCGTGCATTAACTGTGCATCAGACATTGCCATCTTAGTTTTTTGTCTATTTGAGTATATTTTAGCTCCTGCTTGCATTGCTATCTTCGCTAAACTAAACCATGCCATTAGCTACCTACCTTTCTCATTGCTTTGTTGTGTGATTTCTTAAATGTCATACCTTTTTTCATATCTTTTTTCATTTGAGCCATATGTTTTGTACTATGATGCTTTTTATGTTTTTTTAAAAGCTTTTTTTCTCTTTTATCAATCATTAATTGTCTTTTCTTAACTCGTTTTGTAAAATTGTTTTCTCAATTGATGTATCTGAACGTAAATTTGCTAATTTTTCGTTCTGTTCTAGTTTTTCCTCTTGAGTATCCTTGTTCATCATTGCTTTCATACGATCAAGGTTAATTCTCTCTTCACCTTCTTGTTTTTTTCTAGAGTTTTCTTGTGCTTGTAGGTCTAATTCTCTAGCTCTTAACATTGCAATAGGGTCATTTCCAAATTTAGATGTAATTTGTGTTTCTTCCTTCATGTATTCTTCCATCATTTCAGATATTAACACAGCTTTTCTAGAATCAATACGTTGTTGAAGCGCCATTGCTTGTCTTTGCATCTGTGGATTTATCTGTGCTTGTTGCATCATCATTGTTAACTGAGGTAATTCTTCTCTAAACTCTAATTCTATCTGTTCTTGTGCCATTAAACTAATATGTTCAAGTATATTTTTTTGTATTGCAGCTCCTACCATAGGTGCATTCTTAACCATATTTGTTTGTAAGAAATTTAAATGCGCTGTGATGTGTGCTTGATGATCTTGACCAGGAAAAGCTTGAAAAGGTTTACCCGCTAATGCATCGATATGTTCTAATGCTGGATCTTTTGGTGTAGGTGGTTGTGGTTTTTTTAAAATTAAATCAATATCTTTTACACCCAACGCTTCATACATGTTTCTATATACTTCATACTGATTATGAATAGCTGGATTAGAGGCAGCCAATTGCATTTCCGTTTGAGCGAGGGAGATTCGCTGTGTTTGGGAAAAAATGTTTGGATCTGCAACTGGCATTATATCTACTCGGTCATCGAAGTCTAATTGTTTGATTTGCCTCTGTCCTCCGATAACATCATAGGGGTAGATTGGAGGTAGATATAACTTTAAAACTCTTGCTAATAAACTAAATTCTTTTTTCATCGACGCATATAATCTTTTGTGAATAGCAGACATTGTTCTGCTTCCTCTTTCAAGCATAGCAACCGTCGTGCCCACTGCTGCTTGCTGATTCCCATCCCCTACTTGCAAGTCTGCTATTGAAGCAAATCTTTGACCTGCATTTACCACGACGCCCATAAGTTGTAATAATGTTTGCGATGGTTCTTTGAAAGGAAGAGTCATGAAAGCATCTCTTAAGTTTCCACCAGGAGCATCTACATCTCTAAACTCTCCAGGTTGAATAGACTGAGATTCATCTCTCATTTTTATACCACGCATTTTAAATCCAGCAGGTAAATTTGACAAGGTTCCTGCGTCAAGTAAAGATCTTAAAGCTGATGTTGCAGTTCTAGATAATCCACCAATCATGTGAATTAATCCAAAACCATAAAAGCCAAGACCAGGTAAAAATTTAAAATGAACAAAATAACTAATCTTACTTTTAGTTGGATCACCTATTTCATAATTTCTTCTAATCGATAATACTTCTCTTGAGGCCTCTTCAATGGTTACAATGTATGGTAATTTTATTCCTGTTGGATCACCTCCAGCAGTAACGTCGTTAAATCCGTCAATGTCTAAGTTAACGTGACACTCAAGTAAAGAATACATTTTTTCATCTTTACCTTTTCTTGTGCCATCTAGTTCTCGTTCTTTTTTATCTGTTTCTGATTCGTTTACATAAGCAGGATTTAATTCTATGTCTCTATAAAAACCACCCACTTGTTGCTTTCTTAATTCATTTTCAGAAATTTTTATTGTGTGTATAATTGAGTCTGCATCTTCTAATGATGTTGCTGTGTAAGGCACTACTAAATCATCTGCGGGCACAAATTTAGAAACAGCTCTACCCATCACTTCATCATAATAAACTTTTTTAAATGCAGATCCTGATAATGGTAAATAGAATAACATTTGATCAAACTCAGCTTCATACTCTTTCATCTCAGACATGATTGTGTAGTTCATAAAATCTTTTACACGTTGAGATTGTTGTTCTCGATCTGGTGTTGGTAGTCCAATGATTTGAGTTCTTACAGGTCCACCTGCAGGTAATAATTCTTTGTAAGCTAAAGATTGAAATTGTGTAACCGCTTCTGCTAATACAGGATGCGTAGCACCTGATGCACCTTTAAATGGTTCTGTTTTGCTTTCGTATTTAAAACCTAGTAAATCTA